GAACAACTTATGCAAGGCCGAATGGAAAAACTGGCTGGCCCTTTTTGGGATCAAGAAAAAAAAGAACGTGATAAAGACTTGGGTTCTAAATTTTGGGAATATTATTCCCTTAGTGAATGTCAATTTAATATGAATGGCGGTGACTGTTCAGTTAGATCAGGCGGTGACTCAAGAAGTTCAGTTTCATTTCAATTATACATGAGAGATACAGAAGTCCTTGATCAACAAACATTTCTGAAAATCGCTACCCAATCTATTGATGGAAACCCAAATCCATTTATCAAAGGCACGGGATACCCTGAATATAACGAAAAAGTGTCAGTCCCTGCCGGTACTGTTGTAACCATTGGACCTGTCACCCCCGAAAACGGCAAGCCGGTGCAAATTACCATAACTTTCGGCCAAGATTCAAACGGCAATACGACGGCCGAAGTCGCAACTACTCAACGTCCTGATCTTGATCCCGGTAGCCCAGAAGCACCCAATAAGAAGCCTGACGGTAATCCTGACAGTAATCCCGATGGAAAGCCGGATAAAAAACCTGACGGTAATCCTGATGGAAAGCCCGATAAAAAACCTGATGATAATCCAGATGGAAATCCCGATAAAAAACCTGATTCGGATGAAGATCCATCTAATAAAGATAAAGATCAAAGAAAAGAAAATAAAAAAGATGATAAGAAAGAAGAATCAAAAGGCTTACTTTGTGATTTTTTTCCAAACATCTTAGCTTGCGACAAAATGGGCAAACCTCAAGAAGGTATGTTCGATGACATTAAAATTCCTCAAGTGACTGATGAAAAAACGTGGGATAGTGACAATTTCTTGCCGCCAAATGGCGTTTGTCCGCAACCCAAAAGTTTCAACATTTGGGGCAGGCCGGTACAAATAAGTTATGAACCGCTCTGCGTTTTTATGGAAAAAGTCCGTTTTGCCGTTCTTCTCGGATTCATAATCATGTCCGCCTTTATCGTTTTCGGCTCTTTGAGAAAGGGATAATATGCCGTTGCTCGCCGGATTGATTCCTCTTTTGGGAATCCTGTTAAAAATGCTCATTGTCAGAATAATTATTGCTACTGGCATGACATTTGTAACATATGCAGGCTATATTATTGCGCTAAATAAATTTAAGGATTACACCCTGAATGCCATTAATTCTATGCCGTCTGATATTCTTAATTTACTTTTAATTGGTGGTTTTGGCCAAGGTCTCGGTTATTTATTCGGCGCATTCAGCTTTTATATTGGAATGCATACATTAAATAAATTAACTTTTGTTATGCCAAGGTAGCCTTATGATTTATTTGTTTACCGGAAATATGGGGACAGGAAAAACCTCCCGTGTAGTGTCCATGATTTTGAACAATGAAGACGGCTTGTTTAAAATGAAGTTAGAAGATGGTACTGAAGTAGATCGTCCGCTCTATTTCTGCCATATCGACGGCTTGGATAAACGTAAATTTAACGCTCACGAATTGACCGAAGAAGAAATCATGTCTGCACCTTTGCGAGATATTATTCCGCAAGGCGCCGTCTTGATTGTAGATGAAGCCCACTATACCTATCCTGTTCGCGCTGCCGGTCGTCCTGTTCCGCCCTATATCCAAGAATTAACCGAACTCCGTCACTACGGCCATACCGTTATCTTGATGACCCAGCATCCAAGTCAACTTGATGTTTTTGTCCGTAATCTTGTATCAAGACACACCCATCTCGAACGCAAAGCCGTGGGTATGAAGCAGTATACTTGGTATAAGTGTGTAACGAGTCTGGATAATCCCGCCGGTGTTAGCGGTGTTGAATCGGCTAGTTGGAAACCGCCTAAAGATGCTTTCAAATATTACAAATCATCCAGCCAGCATCAGAAGTTTAAAAAGAAAATTCCGCTTGCTGTTTGGGCTTTAGTAGCTATTTTTGGTTTTATGGCTTGGAAAGGCTACAACGTTTATCAAATCTATCAGCAAGGCACTGGCCAACAAGAACAGGTCGAAACACAGGAAGCAGCAGCCAGTCAGCCTCAAATGGAATTACCAATGGAATCAAGCAAGCCAGCGGCCAAAATGGATAACAGCCTTAACCCCACAGACTTTATCCCCACGTTGGCAGAAAAACCCGAATCCAAACCGCTTTACGACAGTGTCCGACAAGTAAAAACGTTTGAGTATCCTGTCGGTTGTGTCGATGGCGGTAAAAGTGGTTGTACCTGTTATAGCGACCAAGGCACGCCGTTGAAAGAAGTGACTAAGGCAATGTGCAAAGACTACGTACGCAACGGTTTGCCATTCAACCCGTACAAAGACAAAACACAAACTACCCAGTCAACACAGCCCCAAAACCAAGCCAAATCCAATGACAATAGTCAAGTTTTAGCACTTGGCGGAAAATCTCCGCAGAATCTCATGTATGACGGCTATGTAGAGGCAGGGGAACAATTCCAGCAACGTGGAGGGACTGTTGGATCTAATTAATCAAGCTGCTTTTTACTGTGTTGATGAAGCCTAAAGGCGTAATCAATATGGTAAAAAGTAGCACGGGGTGCGGGAACGCCCGCTACTTGAATACTAGGATAACTATCCGAAGCTGTAAGCCCTTTTATTCAGACGGCTTACAGGTTCGGATTAGCTACCCGAACCGAAAAACGCCCATCTTGAAACGGCCTAAGTCATCAGACTGTAGAAAAGATGAAGAGGGCGTTTTTTTTGTTGTCTGAAAATTGAGTAGCATCAAAGAACACACAAAAGTGTGAATCTGCATAGTAAGGGAAATTATGAGAAACGCTGTCGGTTTAGATATATCGCAAAACACCTTTGACGCTGCCGCTATTGTCAACGGTCAATGTAAGCAAGCCCTGTTTGACAACAGCATCAATGGCTTTGAAAGCTTCAAAGCCTGGCTTGACGGTTTTGGCTGTGAATTGCATATCTGCATGGAAGCAACAGGCAATTACTTTGAAGACGTTGCCGATTATATCGCCCAGTTTTACACCGTATCCGTTATCAACCCATACAAAATCAGCGAATACGGCAAAAGCCGCTTTCACCGCACTAAAACAGACAAACAAGATGCAAGGCTTATTGCCGAATACTGCCATACGGCCATGCTCAAAGACTTACCTGCTCGGCAAAAAATAAGCATAGGTCACTACCGCTTGAAACGCTTATTGGCTCTGTACGAACAGCTTAAAACCCAAAAGACCGCCCAAAAGAACAGGCTGAAAGTCGCTAAAGACGAATTTGTTCGAAAAATTCATCAAGCTCAAATACAAGAATTGGATCAACACATTCAGCAAGTCGAAGCAGAAATACAGGCAATTACAAATAGCAATCAAGACTTGAAAGCTGTTTCAGATCGTCTGCAAACCATTCCGGCCATTGGCAAACTAACAGCTGCCATACTCACAAATTATTTACTTAGCGGCGACTTTAAAACCGCCAATCAATTTACCGCCTTTGCCGGCTTGAATCCGCAACAAAAAGAATCAGGAACCAGCGTAAAAGGTCGTTCAAGCATGACACGCTACGGAAACAGACGGCTAAAATCCGCTCTGTTCATGCCTGCTATGGTTGCGCTCAACAGGAATTACTTTCCCGATTTTGTCAAACGTCTGATGGATAAAAACAAACCAAAGATGCTGATATTAGGTGCCCTTATGCGTAAGCTTCTTGTAGTGGCTTACCACGTTTACAAAACACAAAAACCTTATAATCCTCAACGCTACAAACCTGCATAGAGTTTGCACAAAATAACAAAGCTGTTTTTGCCTGAATGTCAAGCAAAAACAGCTTAAAACGCTTGCGCCCTGCGTAATTGCATAAAATAAAATCAATAAAAATCAATATATTATGAAAATTGCTAAAAATAGGGATAGATTTTTAAAGTAGCATCTTTTCTAATAAAACCAGAAAAAAATGGAATAAGGCGGAGAATATGAGAAAATAATAGCTGCCTGTCACAACATTTGATTGAATTAACTTTTATCGGCAGCCTGAATGTCCGGATTGGATAAAATAAACCATCAAGAACAAAGACCAACAAGCATATTATGTAAATTTGGCGGCTGAAAAATCAGCTCTGCGCTTTACTTTGCAAATCAAACAACTTTAAAGGAAAATTCTTATGGCACAAGTTTCTATGCGCGATATGCTTAACGCAGGCGTTCACTACGGTCACCAAACTCGTTACTGGAATCCCAAAATGAAACCATTCATTTTCGGTGCTCGTAATGGT